CTGAAAGTCCAGACGTTAAATTCTTGATCCTATTGGTGACGTTATCAAATCTCATATCCTCAATACGACCTGAGCGTTTAATGACCCTCATATACTTTCTGTTCAAGTTTTATTTTTAACCTTATTTTTTACACTCGAGGTCAGCACTTCGAACAGAAACTGTTCCCGCCACTTCCATTTTGCGATTGGGTTGAAGAAGGTATGTATTTACGAAAAATGGACCGGGCTCACCAGCCTTGGCCACAGGAGGATAAGAACCCACGAAGCACTCGGGAGCCTTGCATGGAATTGGTTCGACATTGTTGGGTTTGCTGGCGTACGCCTCATCGAAGTCGGACATGGTCAACATTTAATATGTACAGACAATTTTTTTCGGGGGTTATATTAAATGTGTGATAACCTCCACCTTAATTCTATTCAGCAGTGTGAGACCCCACTGAACACTTTGTTCTTTTCGGATTTCAACAAGAATCTTCTTCAACGTGGAATTCGTCAGGCGTTTAAAAATAAGACTGGCATTTCCATAGATTACCAGAACCCGGATGATTTATTCGCCATGATGCGTGTTGTATTTATTAACAACTCTGGTGATCAATACACTCAAGTCAATGAACAGGTTAAGTATATGAACGGCAAGGTCATATCTTCAGCCATGTCTCAAATTCAAACTGGTGTATCTCAATATATTGCCTATGCTGAGGATATCGATACCATTAGTACACCCATGGATCGACCTGTAAATACCAGTACCACTGGAAACAAAATTGATTTTAACAATAAGATTGGAATCAATTAAAGCTTTGAGTCCCCTGTAGAATAAGTATGAGTCTTAACAAATACAAATGTGAAACAGAAAAGGTGTGTAGGTCTAAAGGATGGGATCGTGCCCCCATCGATACAGTATGGCTTCTCCTGACAGAAGAGGTTGGCGAACTCGCATCCGCAATTCGACAGTATAAGAAAACATACAAGAAGACAAATCTAAAAAAGGAGAGAGGAACAGATGTTATGATGGAAATGGGGGATGTGTTCAGTTATCTCTTTCAATTGGCACATATGCTAAATGTCGATTTAGATAAGATGTGGGATGAACATAAAATCAAGATGGTGGACAAGAAATATAATCTGAAGTAATAACAATAATGAGTGAGTTTATGCTCAATGATCAAGCTGCCATTGATGACATCAACCCATTTGTCCAACACGATTTCTCCCTTCCAGGGGGTGTGAGACAGACGGGTAATTTTGAAGATTTTCAAGAAGTTCCTAAAAGTGGAGGTATCCCACCCACTGGTAAAAGTGTTTTTTGCACAGTTGGATTATGCAAACCTGAGAAACAACCATGCCGTATAGACAGGAATGTGCAACCCCGACGTAATATCGATTATGGTCTAGGGTGTGGCAGGGAGCGGGAACCAGTTGTTGTTGGTGTTGAGCGTAAAAATACGACAACCCAATTAATTGTCATTTCTATTCTTATTGCTCTAATTCTATTAATTTTAGTACGTTGAAGAAATACTTGAGACGAGACTTCTTTTTACATTCTTGAATTGAATCTATTATTGATTTCTTACAAAACTTCTTAATAAACTCCACTTGCCAAGCACTCTCCATATTAATACGAGGTGGCTGGAATGTTGGATCTAGAATCTTAACTGCATGGGCTACACGCACATACTTACGAATATCCTGGTCGTAAGTTAAGAAACTTTCGAGTGAAAGTTCAGCCATACGCTGTCTCACCTCTAGAGTCTTCTTAACCATTGTATCAAGAAACTTCTCATATACAATTGAATGATTACCAGACTCTAATGATACCCAATCAGCGAAAGGCTCTGTATTGAGGTAATCTGTGAAGGTCGAGTATCCCTTATTCCTTATGTACCGGTCATAGACAATCTCAACATAGGAGAGATCAGACTCCACATCAAAAACATGCTTTGCAGATTTAAGGAAAGAGGTCATTATCTTTATGTAAACTTTTATCTCTAAGTATAGTAATAAAAACGAAGATGGCGGCCGTGCCAATGTTAGCTGGTGTTGGTCTTATGATGGTATGTTGTTCATCGTCCAGTATAGCTTCTATGTTGATGGGTGGTGGTAGTGAAGAAGACCCAGCCGCGGGTGCGGGTGCTGGAGCTGGAGCGGGTGCGGGAGCCGATGAAGTTGTCATTAGGGCTGAAAAAACAACTGAAAATGATGCAGCTGGTGGTAGTATGATTCATCTGGATCGTCACAATGTAACCTGTGGTGATGACGGACTTGTTGGTTTTTCCCTAAAAAAGACTGGAAACAACAAAATGTTATATGAATATACTTGCCGGGATGATATTAATACCCCCCTTGAGGCTCAAAAGAACACTGGTTCGAATGATTGGGGTGGAAACAATAATATTTATTTAGACCGCCATACAATGGACTGTGGGAAAAAGGCAATTGGTGAGTTTAAATTGACAAGACCGGCCAATAACAAAATCATGTATAACTACAAGTGTAGTGGTAAAGCGACTACTGGCACCTGCCGTGAAGACCTAATGGTTACGAGTACAAAGACTGGACACGGTAATAATAAAACAACTTCTCTCGATGATGTACACCCCAAATGTAATGACGATGAAGTATTAACAAAAGCTAGATTTCTGCGTCACAATCCCAATACACCAAGTGAAACGGGGTCCTATAAATACACATGTTGTAAAATGTGATACTTAATTTTTCAAATTATACATAATTCCCTAAACGAAGGCCTAAGTGAGCCACCCACAATATAAAAAGTATGTCCAAAAATGTATTCAACTATTGCAAATAATAGCTTTTCGTATCTCCTCACTCTCGATGAGATACGAAAAGAACTACCGGATGAGACTAGACCCTCATGGATAAAGATTACAACAATCACTATGGTGTCGAGCTTTATGCAACAGATTGATATAAAGCGACTTCGAGGTTTATTCGAAGAAATTGGTTCCTATAAGATGCGACGTGTGGGTACCAAAACAGATGGTTTTGAGTGGAAATTGAAACCGACGACTTTCTACAACCAGGTGACCCTAACATACCACGACACCTACAGTACTAAGTCTGTCAAGGTATTCCCCAACGGTTCGATCCAAGTGGCGGGTTGTTGTGATCTCTTCGATTGTAAACGTATCATCACCCAACTTGTTCATATTTTCAAAACCTTTTTGGATTTGAAAATTGAAGTACCGGTGGATTCATTCCGTGTTGTTATGATCAACTCCAACTTCAGTCTCAACTACAATATCAACCTCATGAAGGTTGCCGACTGGTTTGAGGAGTATGATGACATTTTTAAGGTTTCTTTTGAACCAGATAGGTATTCCGCAGTAAAGATCAAGTTCAAGCCTTCAGAGGATATGAAGGAGATTACTACCAGTATTTTCAGTACCGGTAAAATTATCATTACAGGGGCGGAGACCCTCAAGGAGATTGCATTTGCCTACAACATCATCAACAACCACATAAATGAAAATCCCCAGATTCGAGTGTCACGCACAGAAGAAACTGATGTATTTGATATTTATTTGGGATATAGATGTGATCCTTTTGTCAAACTTCTCAAAGAGAAAGGATTCAATTCTTGGATGAGAACAATTACCAACAGGCAAATAAAATTCTAGGTGTATAATAACAATATGTCGCAGCGACTTGGTATGGCCGATGGTCGGTGCTTCACCGTGAACTCTTCAGCTCAGCTCTTTAACAACTATGTTATGAAGCAAAATGGTATTTCTTTCGAGGACAACTACTCTTACCGTAAGCTCCTCCAATCTCAGGGTCCTCAGCTCCTCACCAAGGTGCAGGAGAATGTGCAAGGTAAGGGACCATGCATTAAGTGTGACAATCCTCTCGTGGATACCTCCAAGATCTACTAACTGAGAAAAATCCCCAAAAAAACTTTAAAACCTTCCTATAGAATGTCAACATGTTCCATATGTCTGAATGAAGTCCGGTGTACGAGGACAAATCCTCCAGCCCGGTGCGGACATATGTTTCATTCCCACTGTCTACAGGAATGGAAGAACACAGGTAGGAATACATGCCCGATTTGTCGAAAAGTGATAGATGGTACACAATTTAAAATTACAGTCACTATACAAAACAATTACACAGCAACGGCGAATTCTGTGTCCTTGAATCAGGGGTCTATATTTCAGGTTTTAGATCTATTTGACATTAATTTTGATGTGGATGAAGTACCAGACCTTGATAGTATCTTAGCGGACCTTGGGGTGAGTCCTACCGACTTTGATCCCAGTGTCCTTGACACAGAATGAACTACAATATTTCTCGTAGTTTAGACCTGGATAGTCCCTAGAAGCCTTACGGGGGTCAGTGATGGCCTTACCTTTAGCATCAGTCAGAAGCGGACCAGTGGCCCAACCACGCTTGTGACTGAATACATTGGCTTTAAAAATTACACGTTTACCAACCTTAAACTGACCACCTTTCTTTACCCGTGATTCAGGTACTTTAAAGAATTTGGCTACAGCTTTGATAGTATCCCCAGGTTTGATTTTGTATTCGACCATCCCATGTTGCTTGTAAAAGTGGAAATCCCCTTGTCGGATATAGTTCATAGGTCTTCCAGGCGAAACAAACATCATAACCTTGAAATAGCCTTTTTTGCATTTTTCATTGGCACCCGCCTTGTACACACTCTTAGGATTGTCAGAAATGACGCGCTTAGGAAGTCCAGTACAGTGGGTATAGGTATGGTGTCCATTTGAAAGACCAGAACGATCACCTGGTATAGACTTTTGCCACCTATATGCTTCGTAGTCCCCAACGGCATAGGCATAACAATTATTGTTTCCAATACCCTTTGGTGTCGACCACCGCCTGTTTGTATACCTACTTTCCGAGCCACTCAGGGGAAGAGCCCTCATTTGTAGTTTACCTAGAAAAAAATATCCACATGTAATAAATGATTCAAGAGGTTGCCAAAGCCAAGTCCAGGTCTGAAATTATCACCGAGGTTCTCACCTTTTTACTTGTTGTGCTCATCAGCACATTCCTTCTCCGCCTCGTGTGGAACCGCTCCCTTGTGAAGCACATCTCCATCCTCAAGCCTATTAGCAACTTGACCGATGCGTTCATCCTTTCTCTTGCCCTTCAGATCGTGCGTGGTATCTAAATAGATTCCATATTTCATTATTGATAAGTTGAAACACCAATCATATCAATAAAAAAATGTACCAATATAGTAATAAAAACAAAGATGTCTATGCCAATGCTAGCAGGTGTTGGTCTTATGATGGTATGTTGTTCATCCTCAAGTGCAGCTGCCCTAATGATGGGTGGTGGTGAGGAAACCCCAGTCGATGGTGCAGGTGCAGGTGCAGGTGCAGATTCAGGACCCGTTCTCCCCAGCGCACAATATGTTAAGGTAGAACGACCCACAGGCACGTATCCAGCTAACATCGTCAACTTAGGAGAAATTGAGGTGTTTGATAAAGCTGGTACAAACATTGCATTGAATGCTGTGGTGACTGGTGGACCCGGTGGCGCACATTCCGCAGGTCCTTTTGATAGGCTAACTGACGGAGATGCTACGGGACTTGTAAGTGGAAACTTTGCACACACTACAGGGAATGGTGTTGCATTTTTACAGGTTGATCTCGGTGCCGTAAAGGAAATTGCTAAGGTTATTATCACGAATAGGGGGAACAATGAAAATGGTGGCTGCTGTGGAAATCGTCTTACCGACGCGAAGTTGATACTTTTAGATGCAGGTAATACCGCTGTAAAAACTACAGCGGTTATTGACACCACAAAATCGAAAATAACCTATGATTTCGCAGCTACGACCCCAGCTTGGGTGTATGCCGATGCCTAATTGTTAAACTCCTGTATTTCATTATTGATAAGTTGATACAATCAACTCTTGAATAATAAATGATTTAAACCTCGTTGTATCCAACGATCTTCTCCCCGTTAGGACCATTGAGGGTAGGGAAAGCGGTCATACCGTCACACCCACCCTTTTCACAATCGACGAATACATGGGGCTTACCAGCCTTCTTCATGTAATCCAACTGCTTGACTGTCCATCCACACCCCTTGGTTCCGTAAATGGTCCACTTTTTACCACCTGGGGAGGCCTTGGTTGTGTTCCTGTAGAGTAAGAACGCAACGAGGACGATTGCCACTGCAACTACAATTGTTGAGCGCTGCATATTTTATTATAGGTAAATATTAAAAATGTCTTCAACTGTATTCACTATTGGAAACAAGAATGTCACACTCAAATACACCAGGAAAATGCCCCGTGGTGAAGTTGAACGGATGAAATCATTCGTCACTAAGAATGGTGACAAACTCGTCAAGACTCCAAAGTTTAAGATACTCTCTGAAGTTGACGAGGGTACGAAGAGGGTTTTTAAGGTTGACAAATCTTCTTTTTGAGCATATTGCGTTCATCTTTATCGAGTTTATTTACGAACCTATTCATGTAATTTTTAACCACCTTCTTAGCTGTGGAAGGCTTAGGGGTCTTGAGAGCGTACGCAACCGCTGGGTCCAATGGTCCATTCTTGAGAGGTCTCGCCTTGTTCATCTTATTCGCAAGTTTTCTCTGTGCGTTCTTTTCCC